GGTAGAACTAGCCAATAAGATGTCTGCTGCCACAGAACAAAGCCGTAAAGAAGCAGCTAAGAAAGCCCTTGAAACAATTGAAAAGGCTTCTGAAACTAATAAGAGTACCTTGGCTTTTGCTACTGGTAGGGCTATTGACTTAGAGGCTACCTTAGCAGCTAGGGGTGGTGATAAATCAGCAAGAATACTTGATCCTCTTGATCCTGATAAGGTAGCAATGGGTAATACAATACTAAAAGGTATTCTGGACGTAGATCATAAGGGCGGTAACATGTCTTCTGGTTTGTCGATGGATACTATCCGTAGTATAACGGCTGCAACAATTGATATTGCTGACAGATTTACTGTAAAGCAGAACGAAAGAATTACTTCTGCTGTTGCTAGAGAATTAGACGACGATGCTATTGACTCTGGTTTAACTATAGATGCCTTAGAAAAAATACGGAACGACTATGGACTAACCAGACAGCAAATGTCTTACGTCTATTTGGCTGACGTGTCTCGTGCAGGTAAAATCCTAGCTGAACAGTCAAGGATAGCTAAGGCTACAAAGAAAGCTGGCAGTACACTACGTGACGCTGGGTCAGAAGCAGCAGACAGAGCAGGCCGTGTATCTGTAGATATAAAAACACTTGCAGAACATGGTCTTTCATCCTTTGATGATCAAGCTGTTGCTGAGATGTCTACTGCAGTAGTAAGAAACTCAAGTAAGAGGACAGCTGGAGCTAAGGTCTATAATTTTCTACAAGACGTTGACCAAATGCGTATTGCCTTTATGACTTCTCAGTTTACTACGACTGCACGTAACGTTACATCTACTGTACTGCTGGCTGGTGTTGATATGGTTGATGAGCTTAGCAGAAGCGCGATCAGAGGCATACAAGGAAAACCCAACAATGTACTTAGGCGTATGTCTGCTACAGTAAGGGGGATGTCTTGGGATAATGCAACAGCTGAGGTTTTTCGTGAATCATTTCTAGAACAGATGCCTGAAGAATACACAAAGACATTCTACAATACACTACGTATGGAAGTTGGTACGCAGAGTACTTCACGTATGGCTAAGACAGGACGCTTGGTTAACTTAGTTAATACATCTTTTGATACTGCGTTTAAAGAGGGCGCTATGTTTGGAAGCCTAGACAAACAGTTAGCTGACCTAGGGGATGAGACTGTAGGGCTTACTGTAAAAGATTTCCTTGAAAAGGGTGGAAGACTAGACGATCTACCAGACGGTTTTATGGCTAAGTCTGTGGATGATGCAAACAGATTTACAATGCAACGTACATACGAAGGTGATGATTCTTACTTCGGTCAAGGAGCTAGGAAGGTATCTTCTTGGAACCAGAAGTATCCTTTTATTGTTTCTGCAGTTATAGGTCTACCCTTCCCACGTTATGTAGCTAACCACATAGAGATGATAGCAGACTACACACCCATACTGGGTGCTGTTGTACCAGCGCTAAAGAAGGCAGGTATAAATATAGGTGGGGATGCATTTAAGTCAAACGAAGATCGAATGGTTAGGCAACTTACAGGTACTGCGTTACTTGGTTTGGGTTGGTACATTGCTAAAGATAAAAAAGGTGAAGTAGACTATGGCTCCATCGAAACAGCAGTAGGTGGTGATGCTGACCTTGCACCGTCAGCTGGTTTTCTGATTGCACCTATGTTCTTAGGTGACTTAGCCTATCGGTACTCTGCAGGATTAAACATGCCTTCTTATAGTAAGACTATGCTCGAAAGTTTAGAAGTTCTTGGTGGTTTGGGTGACCTAGGGGTAGACGCATCACTGGGTAAGGAGATATATAAGTCAGCACAAGAAAAAAAGTTTACAGTTAACTTGCAGAAACTACTAGGTAACGTGGCTTCCACCTTCACCTACCCTGGAACACTAGCAAGAGACATCACAGGTCAGTTCTCCTATGAAGCAGCTGGTACACCATACGTAAGAGATCTAGAGGGTATAGGGCCATTTGAAAATAGGGGAGCAAGAGATGCAACAAGAGGTAGAGATTTACCAACAAGCATGAAGGGTGAAAGAGGTAGCTTCCAAGTATTAGCTGGGCAAGCTACAAGGTTTTTGGCAGACTCAGAAAACGTACAGTATACACAGTCCTTCACCAGTGATCCTGACAACGACATCAGCTACTTCTCGCCCTTTAACCCAGCGCCTGTAGGTAAGATGAACCCATTACTAAAGCAGTTCTCTGGCTTCCAACAGAACCCACCCATGACAAGCTTACAGCGTGAGATGAACAAGTTATATATAGAAGAGTATGAGGTGTATAGTAATAGGACAGCTACTAATGCTACTGTTGACTATGTTCTTAGACATAAGCTGGCTAAGAGTTTGCCCCAAGCATTTGAGGCTTGGAGAAAGAGTGCTGAAATTAGAGCTGGAAACAATAACACCTACGACGAAATGTCATCTGATGAGAGGTTGGGGGACAGGGCTAGTGCTATAAAGAAAACGGCTTTAGAAGGTTTCATGAACACCTACATTCTTAAACAAAAAGAAATAGTAACTGACTTATTTGACAACATGAAAGTAAACAAACCAGTACAAGCTAGAGGTTTCATACGCAATAACTACGTACTCAAACGTAAAGAATTAGGTGCAGAGTTGTTTGACAGGGCTGCTCAAGATTTAGAAAACTCTGACTTTAGTACATCAGAGGAGTACTTAGCTGACTCTGAGAACATACTAGAAGAGTTAAATAGACGTATGGTTATCATGGATAGAGCAAAGCAGATAAAGGCTGACCTTGAGCAACCTGACTTTAATATTGTTGAATAGATAAAGAAAACCCCCAGTGTTTAGCTGGGGGTTTAACTTGTAGTTACTTCTTTTTATTGTTTAACATTCTACTGCTGTACCTATATGCTTCATCCACTATGTCGTCTAACTGTATGTACTTACCAGACGCTAGTAAACCAGACAGTGCACACCCAGCGTAGTAGTCCTCTAACTGCACGAAGGGTAGAGGAACACCTTCTTCATTAGTCTTAACGAACTCTTGGGCTTCTTGCTCAAGGGTTTTCTTTTTATCTAGGTCTGTCATGTTTACCTATGCTTTTCTTTGAGAGCTAAGTTAGCTTGGTTAAGATACCACGCAGCCTTGTTCATGTCCTCTGTGGGGTTACCCTTGTAGAAGGCACGGTGGTTGTACTTCATTACGTTACCACGACAGTAGGCTACAAACCCATCAATACCTAAGACCTGCCTGATGTACTCAATACATTCTATACCATCTGTGTGGTTGTAGTGGTAAGGTTTTTGTACTGGATCAAACACAGGCGTAAGGTCAATGTCGCATTCAGGACAAGTAGAGTCTTCTTTTAGATAACTATCACAAACATTACAGAACTCTTCATTCATTACAGACCTTCTTTCATAAAGACTTTGACCCACTCTGCACAGATGCCACTCCGTACAATGTCGTCAACACCAAACTCAACAATGGGTACATCAAGGTAGTACTTCTTTGAAAGGTGAATGACTTTAGCTAGGCCACTCTGTCCCTTCAAGTCGGACTGCTGTATGTCTCCGTTAAGAACGATTGTACTACCTTCACCTACCCGTGTCAATAACATCTTGATCTCTGGGATCTCAATGTTCTGTGCTTCGTCTACGATGATGAAGGCATTGTCAAAGCTACGGCCACGCATGAGAGCTAGGGTAGCTACTTCGATGTTGCCTGCTTTAAGTCCTGTCTCTACGGCACCCTTACCTAGGTGCTTAGTCAGTACGTCTAGCACAGGTAAGGCCCAAGGCTGAGCCTTCTCCTCAAGTGTTCCTGGTAGGAATCCAATGTCCTTACCGACTGCTACGTGTGGGCGAGTGATAACAATCTTATCTATCTCTTTGAGGATGTACAGATCAGCAGCACAGGTGGCTGTCACATAAGTCTTACCTGTGCCTGCTGGACCTAAGATTAGAACCTGCTTGCTAGTGCCTATTGCTTGTATAAGATCCTTTTGTTTATCTGTACGAGGTACAATACCTGACGTAGGTTTAACAGCTGCACCCTTGTACGTAGTCTTACGTCTTGATCGTGTCTGCTTCTTGGGTGGTTCATCATTAGACAGTGACAACATGCTGTGAGTTTTCCTTTACGTAGCTGAGTGGTAGTATGGTCATTAGATCCCCACGGTCT